CGGGATGCGTACAAGAGGTTTGGCCGGGTTGAAGTCGTAGCGGCCCGAAATCCGACCGTTGAGAGAGCTGATGATCCTACACAGCGACAGCACGATGTTGTAAGACCTTTGAGGAGCCTCCAACAGGATACAGCCGCTGATGGTCCGATACGCCTCGTCCGTCTTGTCGTTGTACTGCCGGGCGGCCCGGTCGTCGATCTTGCGAAGCATCGACCACGCGATGCCGTGAGCCTGCGTGACCAAAGTCTGGGCCTGCGTATAGCGGCGTTTGGTTTCATGGTGGAACAAGCCGGATGCCGTGAGTTCGGACTCAAGGTCGAGCATCGCGTAGTTCAGGCAGCCGACCAGCGTAAGCATCCGCACCGCGAGCGGCACGTACCGCTCGTCTTCCGGACGAGGACCCCGCGTAAGCAAGCGAGTGTTCATCCATGCCGTATGTTTAATCAGCATTGCCTGGCGGTAAGGAAGGTTGGTCATAATTTGACAACGATTGAGGTTCCGATTTGACGATCTGTTATTTTCCCTTATTCATTGTAGATTTCACGCGGATAGATGCTTAAATCGGAGATATGTATTCCGTTATCTTTTTCGAACTGCATCAGCAAGCAGGATATTTGGTCTTCAAGATGTTCCTTGGCATCTTTGACTTCAGATATCGTTTTAATTACAGGTTTCATGGTTAGCTCGGCAATTGGTTGGTTTTAACAATGACGGGAAGCATTGTTCTGCGGGGCCGGGAATATCCTTTTCGTCCCATCGCTTCGAGTTTTGAGACCATCACCCTGAGTTCTGCGAGCGAAAGCCGGGCGAACTCCTTTCTGGCAATTCGATTGCTCAAACAGAAGGCATCGACCACATCCCAATCCGAGGTGTCGACTCCGAGACGTTGCATCCGGTGCAATACCGCAGAGCGGAGCCGCTTCTGTTCACGACGAAACTCTTCGGTACTTAAACCCGGATGTTCGATCTCTGCCTCCATAGCTCTGCACATCGCCTCATACTCGTCTTTCTGCATCTCCCGGAGAGAGGTAGTACGCCCCTTTGTAAATTGTAGGATGAGCGTTTCTTTGATCTGCTCCCGATCGCCTTGCATCTGCCGCAAAAGCGCATAAAACCGGGCATAACTGGTCGGCTTGTTTTTCATGGTATGACGTGTTTTACAAAGTTCTTTCTACTGTCTTTACAAGTGGCGATTCTGCCGTGAAGATCCGCATTCGACGTTGTCGTGCAATCAGATACTCAAGGGTGGCCCCTTCACTTCTTGGCCAGCCGGGCAGCATATAGATTGCCTGGCAACGCAACAGCATGGCGATGTCTCGTCCCATGTGGTCTTCCCAAGCGGCATCGGCCGGAAGACCGTTATTCATCGGATTTATCGGCAAAAAACCGAATCTTCGCAATTTTATTTCAGCCTGCTCGAACTCTTCCCTGACCTGTGCCAACGGACGGCCCGATATGCGACCGCTGATGTATATCTTCATTATTTTACGTTCTTTGAAAATGGTTTCGGTTTGTTGGGGTCTCCCCAGTATTCCTCGGCTTTTTCGCGCCAGATCGTATATTCTCCCGTTGGCCCAAAGAAGCGTCCGTTCGTAAAGGCTTTGTATCCCTCGACCCATATCTTCAGCCCGGCATCGTACATTACCGACCGCGCGGCCCGGCCTGCCGGTTGTTTTCCGTCGGCATGGCTGACGAAGACGAGCATCTTGTCCAGATGCCGTTCCTTGAATGCGATGTACTGACGGTAGTCAAGTTGCGTGTACTGGAATGAATCGATGATGACGAAGTCCGGAGACTTGCGCTTCGACAGCCGTTCGTCGAGATCTGCAATGGATTCTCCGGCTACCACCTGGAACCGGCGGCCGCAGTCCTGCATGGCATGACGCCGCAGCGCGTTCAGGAACGAAACGGAGAGACCCTCCTCGAGTGAATTGTAAAGAACGCGACCAAAGCGGGCCAGCTCCTTGCCGAACGATAGAACGGCGGAGGTTTTCCCGTTACCGGACTTGCCCCAGAAAAAGACGACCCCGGTACGGTCGATTTCGCCCACGCAATTGCCCCATCCTCCTTCGAGACGGAGCGTGGACCGACGGATCGACAAGGCCTGTGATACGGAGAGTGATTTACCCATGATCGGATGGTATTTGAAAAGTGTTTGAACAGATTATTTCGAGGCGATGGCGGCCAATCGTTTCTGTTTGTGAATCTCGCGGCGGACACGGCGCAGGTCGAAGTCGCATGTGGCGGCATCCTTCACAACCGTTTTGACAACACGCTCGTCCGTCAGACCGTTTGCCCGGGCGATGGCGGCAACCTCGTAGGAGGTGGCCGGGGTCAGTTCCACGAACTTGCGACAGATACGCGAATGGATCTCATCATAGCCTTTCTTATTGTACGACAACCCGATCTCCATGCGCCGCTTGATATAGCGAGTCGATACGAAGATGATTCCGCAATAGTTCTCCAGTCGGTTGTAGATAGTGATGAAGTAGTAAAAGATCGAATCTGCCAGCTTATCCCCTTCGTCGAATACGAGTAACGGTTTATCAAGCGTCAACAGATGACGTACGACCCGCTCGAGTGCCTCTTTAAGGCTCATGTCCGAAACATTCACTCCGACCGACCGGGCCATTTCACGGATGAAATCGCCGCGGTGCATGTCCTCCGAACAGGAAACCACGAAGACATTCTCATGGCGCGCGGCGAAGTCGCGGATGGTGGTTGTCTTACCCGCCCCGGCCGGAGCGACGGCCCAGGCGACGTTCTGGTATTCCTGGGCATCGGTCAGCAACATCGAAAGTTCCTGGTAGACCATTGTCGGCGAGAGTTGCCAGTCTTCGCCCCGCTGTCCGGCAATCTGGGCGCGGAGCTTGGTGAACATATCATCGCTGATCGTCTCATAGCGGCCGTTGAGAATCGTCGATAGCGTACCGGCCGAGATCCCGACCAAAGAGTTCGCCGCCTTGTTCTGGCTCGGATACCGGGCCACATAGTTTTGAAGGAGAAGACGGATCTCGTCTTTCTGTTCGTTAGTAAGTTTCATATCTTAAAGTTTGTTTAATAATGATACTTTATCGAAAGTCATGTTGCTTATCTGCTTCCCGACCTGGCCGATGGCAATCGGTTCGCAGGTTTCATCCGAAATCCCGCTCTCGGAGGTCATATCGCGGGCGTATCGATCCAGCAGCTGCTCCTGTGCCCGGCGCGACAGGCCCTGAAGCCGTGGTGTCCGCAAGCCGTGCTGTTCGGGGGCAACCCCATGGGCAATCTCCAGTTCGTATCCCTCCATCTGACGACGAACGCGTTCTTGTTTATTGGCTTCGAGCGTTTTACGCAGGAAGGCCTGCTCCTCGGGAGTTTGCTCCTGGATGGCGCGGTGAACGACCGCATAGGGGACGGCCGGAACTACCATCCGCAGGCCGCCGACGGTCGGCTTTGTGCAGAGCCATACGCGCGTCATGTCATCCGGATCGTAGCGGACGAAGAACTTGCGTGTGGTGTTCGAGCGGCGGAACTCCATGTCGGGATGCCCCTCGGCGTCGAGTACCTCGTAGCTGTACCGTTGTCCCTCGACCTGAATGGCGATGCCCGAAGAGGTGAACTCGCTCGGGCGCTCCGTAACACGCCAGAACATCTCCATATAGTCGTACTGCGAAAGGGCCGGGGCCTCGGGGTTCTGCGAGCGCAGGTACATCTCCCGGCGGCTCATCTTCGATTCGGGATGACGCAGGTCATTCCATCGCTGGCGGTATTCGGCATAGGCCGCACACAGCTCCTCGAATGTGTAGAGGTCGTCCGCGTTGGCTTCGACAAACTCGAGGTTCGGACGGGAATCACGACTCGTGGCCGTAATATTCTGCCCCGTAAACCGCCAGTCGCCATGCAGCACTTCGCGCTGGAACCGGCCGAAGATCGATTCGATGGTCTTGGCCTGCGGTCTGTGCGGTTCCGTCGTGCGGCTGATACGGCAGATCCGCGACATGAAACTCAGCGAATCGGTCGTTTTCTGTCCGCCCTGGTTGTCGGTAACGATCTCGAAGGGCTTGTGGCCGGCCGTTTCGATGGCCATGCGGAAGGCGCGGCGCTGCAATTCGGCATTCTCACGCTCGCCGATACAATAGCCGAGCATCATCTCGCTGTATGCGTCGATCACCTCATAGACCATGACCGTCTTCTTGACCGGTTTCCCATCCTTGTCGCGCCCCTTGTAGTAGAGATTCAGTTTCGTACCGTCGCCATACCACAGCGCATCGCGCACGCCGGGGAGAATCGTCTGCTGCTTGCGGTCGAACTTCTGGCGGGCGGAGAGCTCTCCGTACACCGCAGCCCACCATTTCGGCGCTACATCCGGCCGCTCCAGGTAGGAGGTGACCGAGTTCATCGATTCGAGCGTCTTCCACCCCTTGCGCTCGGCACGCCGGTTGTACTCGTCGAAGATCTGGCGCAGGGTATAGACCGGTACGCGGCTGCGACGCAGGGCGACGAGCAGTCGGCCGCCCTCGGGTGTGATCTTCGTCTTGTTCGCATTGCAGAACTTCTTTGAGACGAGGCAGATGAATCCCTCGCGCTCATAGGTGCGCACCTTGTCTTTCAATCGGGCTTCGTTGTTGGGCAGCGTATGGTGGAAATCCGCCCGCAGGCGCTCGGCCGAAGCCAGAATATTCTCCCAAACGATGCGTGTGGAGTTCTTGAGGCGGTTGCGGCCGAGGCGTTGCTTCTCGACCTCCTCGTGCAGCGCGTCCAGAACAGACGCGTTCAGCGTGTACTCCTCGACCTTGTCGTCGGGGAGCGTCTCCCCGTTCGGGAGTCGGAATGTTCCCGGCTCGAGGCCGGCAAAGAAGCGGCGTGCCTCGGCGTTGATCACCAGCGCCGATTTGTCCCGGCTCAGCAGCACCTCCGGATCGCCGTACTTGGACTCGAACCGTCGGCGGAACCGCTCCGGAAGCGACGAATACTCGATCAGGGCACACGATCCGAGTCCTTTGCCGGGACGGAGAATATTGACCTGTTTACGGCGAACGAGATTACGGTAATTATTCATTGACATAATCGCTTTCCCGTCGTCGCTGCGCGTCAGATCCTCCACCGTGACTGCTATTGTTTGACCGTATCGTTGCATGTTGTTGTCTCGTTTATTGGACTCCCGTGCCGGTATCGCTCCGGATAACGCCTTACGCGTTCACGGGAGAATCGCTATATTTGTGCTGTCAACTACAAACTTTTAGCGATTATGGGTAAGATCTTTCGTTTGAATGTAACCGTCTCTTATTTTGAGGGTACGAACATCAACCGGTATCGGAAACCTATCTTGGATATTTTCAAGAGTTTTGCATGGCTTTATCACCTCGATTATGCGATTTCAATCAATCATGATTTCGGACTCGAAAGCGGAGAGGCTGATCTGGTGTATCTTCGCTCGACAGACAAGACCGAGATATCCAAAAAGGAGTTAGACAAGGTTATTTACGATGTGTTCCGCTATGGACCTTCGCTCTTGTGGGAAGGTGTCGATGTCTGTCGGCAGTTATACAAAGCTCTACCGGACTTCCCGTTTCCGGACGAGTTTTATAGACCTCTGCATTATCCCTATGTGGAGTTCCATAGCGGGAATAAAGTAATACTCTTTGTGCACGAGGAATCTCTTTCAGGGGTACTAAATGAGAGTGAGGATGAACAAAGTTCGATTTCATAATAACATTGTTTTATAAGTGAGCTCCCGTGCCGGTATTGCTCCGGACAACCCCTGCGAGTTCACGGGATTTGTCGAGGTTTACGCCATCACTTTCAGTGTGTCATAGTATTATTGTCGTTTTTCGATTTGCCTTGCTTCTTGCCACAGCGCCCAACTTACCGAGCCGCTGGCAATGATCGTGAACAGGTGAATCAAGTTCCCGGCGCACACGCCGAAGATTCCACCGAGAGCCAGGATCCCGAATATCACCGATCCGACGTAGTTCTCGCGGATAATCCACTGCTCGTTCATAGTTGTGTCGGATTTTGTGTCGGTTTGAAGACGCCACCCCGGGCGAGGGCCAGTTTGCGTATTTTGCAGGCTAACGGGGTATTCGTCTGGCCGCTTAAAGCTTCCCGGACGGTCTTGCGGGCAACCCCGAGCAACTGTGCCAGCTTGACGATCTCACCATGTTCTACAAGTACTTTTGCCATAAAATCAATTATTTTCGTATATTTGTCACAAAGGTTTCATTTGAAACTTCGATGCAAATATATATTCATTTTGTGTAAAAACAAGCAAAATGATGAAATAAGTATTTCAAAATGAATAAAAGCGAGCAGATAAACGCATTAATAGCCTATTTTTCAGGCGGAAGTAAAACTGCTTTTGCCGCTAAACTTGGACTTAAACCACAAAGCATCAGTAATTGGATTGCACGTAATACTTTAGACGCTGATTTGATTTACTCAAAATGTGAAAATGTATCGGCAGAATGGCTACTGACCGGCAAAGGCAATATGCTGAATACTGATGCACGCGAAGCATCGTTTTCGGAACAGTCTCACGGCGTTCCTTTCTATGATGTAGATTTCTGCGGAGGCTTTGATATGATGGTGAATGACCAATCGGCGGTTCCGACGGGGTATATAGACTTTCCTCAATACAATAGGGCTGACAGTTGGGCACGGATCACCGGGCACTCGATGGAACCGCTGATCAGCAATGGAGATATCATCGCCCTGCGAAAGGTCGAGGATTGGCAGTCTTACTTATTATATGGAGAGATATACGGTATTATGACCAATGAATACCGTACAGTCAAACGGATTCGAAAGGCCCAGGATCCTGCAAAAGTCCTCTTGGAACCGATAAATAAAGATTTCGACACGATAGAACTCGACAAAAGATTGATAATGGGCGTTTGGGCAGTTCTTGGATGCGCAAAGAAGTTTTTTTGATCGCTATATAAACGTCACACACACGCTTTTCGGGGTATCCGTCACGATCGGATGCTCCGAATTATTTATGTATTAGCCCATTATATATATGTGTATTTATTCGTGATTGGGAATATACCCCCCTCGAATAGTTCCATACACCCCAAAAAGACCACCCAAAATGTCTCTATACCTACTCCAATACACCTGTAGCTACTCTCCAAATGAACATCTAAACGAACATCTTATAATAACTTTTCGTTTTTTAGATATGGCGTTGATTGAACATCTAAATGAACATCTAAATGAACATCTAAATGAACATCTAAATAAAAAACTGACCATATCGTTGCTCTTACCGATATGGTCGTTTGAAAGGATATTTTTAGCCGTTTGAACACTGGTTTGAACGGTTGAACACCTTGCCGTCACACCATCCCGACCGCCCATAATGAAACCCCGCCAGAATCGCCGTTATATTGGCTTCTGACGGGGTTTTTGGTTTCTCGATGCGGATCTTTCACCGCCGTATTTTAGCCCATTTCCGGAACTGTTTAAGGGCATGTAACATTTATCGCTTGAACAGACCGTTCAAATGCCTCCGGATGTAACACAAAAGTAACAGCTTTGTCGCATTTCGATCGCGCAACCGTCCGAGGTTACTTTGTGCTTATCTCTCTGTTTTACATTGGTTTTACCCTCTTAATGCTGTCTTCTATTTTGACACATTTCGTTTTTACCCCCATAGAAAAATATAAAAAAAAGTTTCAAAAATATTAAATCGACAAAAACAAGAAGGCCGTTACAAAAACGTAATAATTAATCGGGAACGTAGCGCCCCACGCCCCTTTCGAGAAGGATATTTAGGGAAAGGTCCGCGTTACAGACGCAGACACATACCGCGAATAAGCGACCCTCGGATTCGATGCTGCAACCGTCAAAAAAAGATACATCGAAAGATATGAGTAACCTGCGAAATAGAAATGTACGATTATATGCTACAATCGTTTAAGGGACATACGGACCAGATCCTCCACCGAAGCTCCGGGATTTTCCCGAGCAACGATTTTTACGACTTTATCCGCCGCCGCTTTCCCGAACCCGAGCATGACCAGCGCCGCAAGCGCCTCCTCGTAATCCCCGCCGGCGACAGGGGCTGTAACAGTATCCCCCGTCAGTCCCAGGCCGGCCATCTTGCCGCTCAACTCGACGATGATCTTCTGCGCCGTTTTCAGCCCCAATCCCTTGACATTTTTGAGAAGGACGGCGTTTTCGGTAGCGATGATCCCCTGCAACTCCCTCGGCGAATAGGTCGAGAGAATCATCCGGGCGGTATTGCCGCCTACGCCGGAGACACTTATCAGGTGGCGGAACAGTTCCCGTTCGGCCTTCGACGCGAAGCCGTAAAGCAACTGGGCGTCTTCCCGAACCACGTAATGAACGAACAGTTTCACTCGGTCGGAGTGCTCGATTTCGGAATATGTCTGCAACGATATCTGAAGAAAGTACCCCACTCCGCCGACATCCAACACGGCATGGGTGGGAGCGAGTTCGGAAATGGTACCGGAGAGATATTCGTACATGAGTTTCTAATTTTGAATGTGGCTTGACAAAAGTAAAGATTTTTTTCTACCTTTGCCTTTCAAAGCGATATTTTTAACCAAAACAACGGATAACACATGAAAAAACTCTTCTTCGCGGCATTGATCGCCCTGGCAGGATTTACCGCCTGCGGCACCAAAAACGTCGAAACGGCAGCTACCGAAGCAACCGAGCAACGGGAAGTAGGCGGCGGTGACATCGCATACGTGCAGGTCGAAGCCGTGCTCGCGCAGTCCGATCTTTACAATGCAGAAGGCATCGCCCTGAAAGACAAGACCGAAAAGGCACAGAAGAGCTGGGCACAGAAGGAGCAGAACTTCCAGTACGAAGTAGCCCAGCTCCAGGAGAAATACCAAAAGGGGCTTATCACCACCAACGACGCGCAATCCACACAGGAGAACATCGAGCGCCGCATAGCTTCGTACCAGGCTGCGGCACAGAAGGAAGCCAAAGCGCTCGACGAAGAGAATTTCGTCTTCTCGAACCGGGCTCAGGACCTGCTGCACCGCGCCATCGAGAACCTTAATGCCGATGGTCGTTACAAACTCATCGTCAATGCCAATGCCCTGCTCGACGCCGATTCGACGCTCGACATCACGCCCGCCGTGCTTCAGGAGGTGAATCGTCTCTATGCCCTGGAAAAGAAAGACAAGGACAAGAAATAGAAGAGCGCTCCGCTCACCCGGGGTCCGTATCTCGACAAAAAAGTAACGGCTTTGTTTCAGAGTCGTTACTTTTTTCCATATACTTGCAGTCAAATAAATCTCTCGGATGCTGCCGGCTTAGTGCAGCCGCCATCTTACCTCCGTATAGCAAGGAATAAGAAACAGTCCGGGCCTTACAAGCCATATTGAACTCCTTCTGCGCTTTATCACAAAGCATCATGTCGGCCGTTTCTCCTATCAAGCCCCTCTTGGTCCGTTCACTTCTATTTTTACAGTAGCCCCATCCAATTTACATTGTAATTTCCAGACATTATATTTGGGTACAATCCTGATTCCGGGTATGGATTTTTCAATGTACCCTTTCAGATCTTCAAAGTGCCTGTTTATTGCCCTCAGACTTTCTTCCCTATTCTGTATGGGAGGGGCAGATCGATATCAACCGAATACCGGGGCATATTCTTGTGAAAAAGGTTGATTGCAGTACCTCCATGCACGGCAAAATCCAAAGAGCGATATACCAATGGCATGATGCGTATAAGCAGAGCCACCTATTTCGGATATTTGATATAAAATTACCGATCCACCCCCTCTTTCGCCGGATGGATTTACCCAACCCGGAAAATCTGCCCCCAAATCGGAAATTTACTATTAATGAAAGGTAATTATTGATGCAAGAAAATTAGATCGCTTTTTCAAGATTATAACAGGAAATACCCCTATTAAGTTCTATGACAAGAAGCGACAGAGTTGTGTAACCACGTTGTGACCTACGTTAGAAACAAGCAACAAGTGGAAGCCGAATCAAAGAAGCCAACCTCTCGAAAATATAGCTTATAGCAATATGTAAGCGGCATTTTCAGGAAGGCCCCAGACGGATCATAGGATGATTCCATCGAGTTCACAAACGGATCCCAGCGAGATCACTTCAGAGAAATGAAAAACTCTGACAAACCAAGACAAACATCTTTAAACCAGTGGTTTAAAGATGTTTTCCACCTACCTGCGACAGAAAAAGGCCTCAAAAAGTCACCCTGTGAAAATGAATCGCTGTCAATTCGTTACTATAAAAGCCGTAACGAATTTATAAATAAGTCGCTCTCATTTGTCGAATATTGGTAATCGGAATCCATAGCCGTTATAAAATGAAGCTATCTTTTTATCTACACAAGTATCACAATTACGATAGAGACAGAATACAGGTAAAAACAAGGAGGGTAACTAAAAAATTAGTTACCCTCCTTTCATTCGCCTACCTGAAAGACTCTTTTATTTATCTCAATAAGAAATATTATATAATCTTTCTAACTATAAAAAACATCCCTTGTCCGATTATTTAACTGGTTTCATCGATTGCTCTAACAAACCACTTACGGATGCCGTGTATGAATAAGGAGTCAGAGTGCCAGTCCAAGTTCCTGTGATACGATGCGGAGTTTCTGCGTCATCAATGAAATTTACTGTTATAGTATATTCATCTCCGTTTCTGGTAATGGTAAGCGATCCCCCGGCTGCATTTCCTGCTTCTGAGAAATCAGGCATTATAGTCTCGCCATTGGTTTGAAGCTTGAGGAATCCCCAGGTTCCTACGGCATTTGACTGCCAAATACTTCCTCCTGCAAACGTAAACGCCCTGTTATCTCCCGGATCGAGGGTGCATGTACAGTTGGGAAGGGGATCGTATCTATTATCTGCTTTCGACAATGCCAGATCAAGAAACATACCTGTCATTGACTGACTATCCAAGATCTGAAGCACTACATTTCGTGTGCCGTTCTCATAATAATCTTCATAATCAAGAAAGTACGCTGTTTCTGCGCCACTAAGATCTATTACTTTGTCTGTTGTAAGAGTAGAATATTGAGAATCATCGACTTCCCCACCTCCAAGATCCAGTATTTCGAGAGGTTTGTTTAAGTTTCCTTTTACACTAATTCCTTCGGTTGTGTAAGCATCTATTACAACATGCTGGTCTTCCGTTACTGTTATTGTCCCTTGGTTCAACATACCGAGTTTCATTGTCGAACCGTCCGAACTTGTCTGGACTACGTATGATCCGGTAGGAAGGTCTTCTCCGCTATCATATCCAGGTTCTGCCGTATTTTCATCAGCAGAAGCATTCAATTTCCAAGTGCCAGATGGCATGGACGTGAATTTTTCTGTCTGAATAGGAATAAACATCTTGATTTTTAAGAAATTACCCAAAATCGTCCCCATCTCCGGATCCGGCTCTGCATCATAAAGTTCAAGTTGTACCCAGCCCAAATCGCCGAAGGATGGATCCGGACCTTTATATATTGCCTGTCCACCTATGAATTTTGTATTCACAGGCTGATCAATAACCGAAGTTTCTCCTTGCGGCTGGAATTTAAGAGTTCCGGTATAGGTTACGCAATATTCTTTCTGGTCAGCAGCCAAAAACTTTCCAGTCATTATGTATCCATCTGCCGTTTTGGCAAAAGTAAGCTCTCCGCTTACCGGTACCAAGGTGCTAACACCGTCTTTTCCGGTATAGTATAGTTGATTGACATCTTCTTCAGAACTCCAAACACCCGCACCCGGAGCACTTCCAAGCGTATATTTTCCTTCAGGAATTTCCGGCGCCCCAAGATTGGCAACAGGTTCTGCGAACAGACTAATAAGCATTACCCATCCGTCATTTTCAGTATGCCATTGCTGATTTGTTGGATCGAAGACTGTCGGACCACTTGCAAGAGCTATCATAGGGACAGTCGCGAAATAGGCTTAAAATTATAACAAATTGATTGTCAATGTGATAAAAATTTCATATCTTAGCTA